AAATAATATATCTGTACTATTGGACAATTGACCACCTGTTACGTCCGTAAATGTAACAGTCTGCCGTGTATAGCTAGCTGTAGTTAGTTCCACATCATTGTTAAACAAAGCTACATATACTTCGATATTTTTCAGATTCTCCGTTAGCACTTTATTTTTTAAATAGTTACTCATGTGATTCATGTATTAACACCTCCCATTATGGCAACTGATTCTTCGGGTATAACTAGATTCGAGGATAGACCATTGATAAATAAATTCTGATAATCCAAGACCCCATCACTATCAATAATAAGGGCCCCTATTTTAGCGTAGCTAACAAACGTTGTTTTAAAGGCTATTTCTTTTAAATGCTTTGTAATGTTCTTTTTAATGTTTGTTATAGCTACTTCCTCGGTATAACCAGGCATGATTGATAATTTGACAGTTAAATTTATTGGCAAAGCTACTGCAGAAATTACCGATAAATCTTCTACACCAAAGGGCATTTCTTTTTCAATGTGGACTCTTACTTCTTCCACTAATTGAGCCGATGCGGGTAATTTGTTCGCATCAATCACAACAACTTTCATTGTCAATGGGCCTTTATAGCGTGGAAATACTTTTGCATCCCCTGTTCCTGCAACTTCTAAAGCCCACTCTCGATAGTGATATTTATTACCTGCTTTACCTGGACGCTGTAGCTTGTCATAGTATCGTTGGCGGAGATCGTTATCTGTTTCTTCATCATATCCATTTACTACTGGATCGGGATTGTACACGTTGACAAGACCATCGATTGAAACAGGGAAATTTTTTATTGTGTTAGCTGGCACATTTCCGATAGATCCAAATTCGTTACACTGTACACGTACATGATCAAATCCACTTTCATTTAGTTTCACTTCTTCTATAACGCTATAAGTTAAGGTTTCTGTGCCGACTAGCTCGCCAACATGTACAGTTATCCCAGCTGTTCCAGATATAATGACTGTTGTGGTTGCTCTAGTTGCTAGTTTTCTTTCTACACCAGTACGCTGATAAACCGTTCGGGTTAATTCATCGCCTGATAAATTTTCAATATCTAATTTATCTTGAACCTTTGAAACTTCTTGTTGTTGTTTAGCAAATTCAATAGCTGGTGGTTTTGTTACATCATAAATGTAGTTCCCCCTGGCTTTGTCATATTCGTCACTTATGTTGGTGAGCATTCGCGTGTGTATGACCTTTTCATCTTCCATCTACGCTGCCTACCCCTTTCAATGGCTCGTCTATCTCAAATGCACCCTCCACTGTGATGACAGTGAACTTAATCCGCATCCATTTACCTTCCCTTGAAAATTGCCATTCCTGAATGTCTTGGATATGAGTATGTTCCACCAGGGAAGCTGTGACCTCTCGTTTTATTTCTGCTTCAATAAAAGCGCGTGGTAGGCTAGAACCTATCAGATCCTCCAATGTCACACCATAGGGGATTTCTTTGTAAATCCTAAAGCGAAAGCGCTCTGTCTTTAACACTTTTAAAATCCATTGTTTCAAGGTTTCTAAGCCATAAACTTCAACCATTTTCCCATTGCGTAATACAAAATCACCTGTATCAAAGTCATATAAAAAAGACTTACCTAATGGCGGCAAGTCCGTTTCAATATCTTGGGTTTCAAATTCTAATTCCGTTATTTTAGGCAACATTATTCAAATCTCACCGCCTTACCTACAACAAAATAAAGCTGTTCGTCTGCAGTAGGTAACAATATTACTTCGTCACCTTCTTTAAGTGTATCTTTAGTTGTAGAGTTTACTTTCTTTGCTTCAAAAGTGGTATCGACATTTAACGTTTCTACTGTTCCTTGTCCTGCAGCATTGGAAATAGTTCCACAATTACTGTCTGTGAATTTCAACTCTCCCTCTAGTTCTATTTCTCGTTCATATTCATCAAGCACATGTGCTGCAAAAACTAATTGCTCATTATATAAAATAACTGTCTCATTTAATCGAATTTGTGCGCTAGGAGGAGGTGAAATTATAATTCCAGTTGTCATTGAAATTGGTTTTGGGTTTTCATTATCTTTTAACATCTTTGCAAGATCCGTTAATGCATCCATCTATTTCACCTCTAAACTTGGTTTCATGGTGTGTATACCTTTACTAATAGTGTGTAACACATCTTTAATTAAGAAGGTACCTTTAATGCCTGTGATTGGTTCCTCTAATTTAAACAATCGTCCAGCTCTGAAATTATCATTCCCCATCAATTCAACACTGTTTTCTTCTATCACTTTGGATAATTGTTTCAGTTCGTTTTCAGCTACTTTAGCAGCACTTCTTTTTTCTTTTTGGTCCAATGTTACAACTTTTTGAAGCCTACCGTATTTATTGACCATTTTACTATCCGACTTTGTTAAAACCACTTTATCGTTATTTCCGACAACCTGAATGGTATTCACCATATCCACAATGCTACGCCTTTTAGATGGACTCATAATGACCGAATTAATATCATAGGCGTTGCCACCTTCAAACAACTGAAATGTACCTGTTACAACTAAATCCCCTTGTTTTTCGATATATAGTTTACCCTGACGCATTTCCATGAGATATTTCATGCCTAACGATTGTTCTGCAGCTGTAATAATCTCTTTTATAATCTCACTTACTTTTTTGCCATTATAGATTTTTGTAATTGGTTTAGGTATTGAAACAATATTCCCAATTGGTACGTTGAAATCTTGAAAGATTTTTTTAATACAAGCATCTGCTGAAAGTTTATTAAATTGATAGACTGCATCCGATTTATTTAAGTAAAAAGCATAATCAAATCCAATGTAGCCTATGGGAGATCGGCCATTTTTCACTTCATCAACAATAATGGCCCGTGTGATCTCTTTTCCATTGTTCAGTAATACAACTACATCACCAATATCACAAGGATTTTTAGGGAAGTATTTCGTATCATTGAAAGCAATACTGAAATTAATTTCGTCTCCTAATTCATCCTTGTTACTGCGCCAGGTTAATGTACCAATCATTGGCGTTATATTCGTCTTGGTATCACCTTTTAGTAACCATAGTTCATGAGCCATCATTTCACCTTCTTTTTATCAAGTTGAATAAATTTAAACTCTGATAAAGCAAGTGAGTAATAAACGTCACCTGAACCGTCTTGTACACCAGCCTCAAAATTATCTATAACAACAGCCATATTAATAGGTGTATTGGTTATGATTAATCGTATCGGGATTCGCCTATCAATCCAAGATTCGATTATTTCGTAATACTCCCAACCTTTATACGTTTTATCTCTAGCAAAAGGATAATCCTTCGCTGGAAAAAAAGAATCTATTGTTAGCGACTTTAACCCTCTTTGACCAATCAATTTTATATCTCCTTGATTAATAGTCGTATAGGTTTCATGATTTTGAGGACTTGGTATCTTAAATTCAGACGGCACAATGGGAAGCTGAATAACCTGTTCACGATTGTTGATACTTAAAAAAATGTCCATCTATTCACCCCCCTATAAATTGGCCAATCTTAATTTTAGTAATGGCACAAGTTCATTCGCTACTTCCATTGCTGTAACACCTTTAGCATTTAAGTTTTGAATAATAACTTGCACACCGCCATTATTTGAAGCTGTTGGTTGTGGCGTAGCTCCTGTAGGTGTAGGCGTCGTTACTGTCCCTGGTG